ATCAGCTTCGGGCGATAAAGGCCACAAGATTGATTTAAGCTGATTGGCAGTCCTACCACTTGATTGTGCGCGTCGCAGATGCATAAGGAGTGAAGTTATACACGTTCGCTGTCTTGGTGCAGCCATTTGTAGAGTCCGATTCTTACGGGTGGATAATGCTGCTCGTAAGCAACATCATGCGTTGATTGTTCAGTAACGCCGCTCAGCGTCGCAACTGCCAGTTCCGTGATTGCCGCGCTTATCAGGCACGTAATGTCGGCTCGCCAGCAGTCCTCACTGTGCATTGAAGAACATGCAATTTACCAATCGCGTAATTGACGCAACCTGCGTTCATCGGAACAATGTTCCGTCAAACCCAATGCGCACACACCAAGAGGCTATCAAACCTCATCTGCGATTATTACTGCACCGCTCGCAACCGTTAGCGACACACCAGAATAGGCGAGTCAAAAACAGGTTACGCTAACACCAGCTGTTCTGCTGGTGCTAGATGCGGCCATATGTCAAAAAAGGGAATGACTCAAGCCCGCCCCAACTCTCGGAATGAGAGTCAGAGCGAGCTTGAGCGTTTAGGCCACAGCGGCGAACGTGAGCAGATACTCGCGCACGGGCATTGGCAACGAGCCAATGCTGAATGTGATTGACACGTCAATCACCTTGCTGCCATCCATATCAGTGAGTTTGCACAAACTATCACGCCGATAGGCGTCCAGCTTGCACAGCACACCGTAGGCACGGATTGCGCGCGGATTTTCATCGCCGTTCAGGCATTCTTCAACCGCGCCACTGGCCCGCGCGCTCACGGCTTTCGACGTGATACGCGCTGAACCCTTGACGTTGTGGTCGTCCAATGCCCATTTCAGCTGACCGAGAGCCTGCTTCAAACCATCGAAACAGGCCTTGTTTTTGTCTGCGTCATCATGCAAAGTGACGAAAACAGAACAACGGTCGACAGTGGCTTTGACTTGGGGCGGGAGCATAGTTTATCCTTTCGAGTAACTAACACACCTTTGCACCCTACCCATCAGGGCAGCACGAAGCGCAAAGGAAAACTGGACGAAAGGCAATGCTAAGGTGCTAGCGTCACAAGCGCGCAAGCGCGCAAGCTAGGCAGGCACCGCACCGCAGGTTGTAAAGAGCGAACCGACACCCATAACGGGCAATCTAAAGACCCTAAGTAACCTAAGCAACTTACTTATGATTCGCGGCCCCCTAGGGAATCCTCAGTATCCTAAGCGATTTACTTACCATTAGAGAGTCGAATGACCCTGATAAGCCAGACACCTCCCCAGAAATGGTTTGCACAGAACGACATATCACACACGCACAATTTTGTAAATTTCAAATCTAGAACTTTATCGTTAAAGCTGTGGAGATAAGTTTGTTAGATACATGTGCGATATGAAGGGCTGTCGTTGGCATGAGAGCTGCGAGAGAGATGGGTGTATGAATGATATGCGAAACAAACACACTGGAGAGGGAGAGATGGTTGAGACGGAGTTGTGGAAGATATTGATGAGATAATCATATGAACAAAAATACAATTGGTTGGGCTTTTGAACAGCTTCGTGCTGGAAATCGTGTGCGGCGAGCGGGATGGAATGGCAAAGGGATGTGGCTTGTATTGATGCCAGAACTGAAACTGCCGCCGTACAGCACACAAGGCACAGAGCGCAAAGTGAACGATAGAACCGCAAAACACATTGGTGTTGACACGCCGCTGCATTGTATGCCATACATAGCGATGTGGACAGCCGACAAAAAGTGGCAGCCAGGTTGGTTAGCGAGTCAAGCTGATCTTCTCGCGAATGACTGGGAGTTAGTTGAAGACCAGTAAGTTGTAGACGTGAGCACACAATGAACGCCGCCGATCGAGAGATCCTCACGCGATACGAGGAACTTGGAATGGTTGTGGACGAGATCGCCGCAGATCTTGGCTACGATGCAGACGCGGTGCGTCTATCGCTCACGCAGAACTCGGCGATGTATCGCAATACACTTCGTGTCGGCAGTGAAAAGGAAGCGCAGATTTTCTCGCAGATCATCGAAGGACGGGCCGCCCGCGTCATGGAACAGTTGCTAGACAGCGACGACGATCAGGTTCGGTTTCGTGCGGCTCGATTCGTGATCGACGAGCGCAAGGGCCGCAACGATGCGGCTGTGCGAGGATTGAAAGAAGCGCAACGTCTTGGAGTTGGAGTGCTAGCGCTCAATGCGGCTCTCAAACGAGCGAGACAGTTGCGGCTCGCGAGTGCAGGAGAAATTGCGGACAAACAGAATTCAATCGACGTTCCGTCGGAAACAACAACAGCAGTAGCAACAGCATAGCATATGGACGCTTCAACAATAATCGCAGCAGGGGCAACCTGCGCACAATGCAAATTCTGGCATCGACAAGACGAACATCTCGAAAGCGGTCAATGTCGCCGCAATCCGCCCGTTCCGGTTGGCTTGTACGAGAACGCGTTTCCGTTCACGCATCCAACAACGTGGTGCGGTGAATTCGTGAAGGCTGAAGTTGCTCGCGCTCCAATTGTTCCAGTCAAACCCGAGATCAAACCTCTCGCTCCGAAAGCCCCGGCCCCCGCGCCTTCTGATCGTTCAAAACCGCCAACAATGCCAGTGCTTCACATTGACAAGCTCCGGAAGTTTCAAGAAAAGCGTGCGGCCCAAACTGTTAGCGCCTGATGGATCATCTCGCCGCAATCGAAGCGCATCTGCACGCACCCGAGGAGAAAGACTCGGTTGATCGTGCATTTGACGCGATTGTCGACAAGGCGACGAACGTGCCACAGGACACAAGTTCTAGCGTACCAGTCGATCAAGATTCTGATGTTGCGGCGAAGAAAGTCGCATATGAATTCGAAGATCCGCTAGAACTAGCGCAGCTTTTGTTCGAAAATGTAAGGTTCCACAAGTGGCAGTCTGATACGGCATACGATCTAGCGCGGGCCAAACCGACGCAGCACAAGCCGTATCGGATGTGTTTGACCGCGTGTAACGGTTCTGGTAAAGATGCATTCGTGATCGCACCGTTTGTCGTGTGGTTCATGCTCACGCGAATTGACGCATTGGTTGTGGTCACATCGTCGTCTGGCGTTCAGCTTACTGCGCAAACTGAAACATACATTGCGCGAATGTGCGAGCTGTTCAATGCGAAGATGACTGAACTGACTGGTGAGAAGCGCAAAATCTTCAAGGTGATTAAGCGACACATCGTGTGTCTTGACACCGGAAGTGTTTGCCGCCTGTTCGCCACAGACGAAGCGGGCAAAGCAGAAGGCTACCATCCACTTTCGCCGGGAGCTGAGATGGCTATCATCGTCAACGAAGCGAAGTCTGTCGCTGAGGAGATTTTCGAAGCGTTATCGCGTTGCACAGGCTATAACTATTGGCTTGAAATATCCACACCCGGTGAACCTGTTGGGCATTTCTACAAAAGCAACACTCGGGCGGCTGAGCTTGGATACAAATTGCGACGAGTGACTTCGTACGAGTGTCCGCACAAAGATCCGAACGAGATCGAGCTAGACAAGATTCGATACGGTGAGCGTAGTGCGCTCTTTCGGTCGAAGCATCTCGCGCTGTTCACGCAGCTCGAAGGTCAGTTCATTGTCGGACAAGATCAAGTTAATCGGTGTCGTGAACGGTGCAAGTCGCACATCGGAACGACGTGGAAGAAACGCGTTGGAATTGACGTGGCGCTGTCGAACGGCGGCGATGAGACAAATGTCTATATCACGCAGGGTAACAAGTTGGTGTCGAAGCTAACGCTACACACTGACAATATCACAACGATGGCGGATGACATCCACAAGTTCTTGCTAACAGAAGGCATCCCGCAAAACACCGATTTGATCTTTCTCGATGACGGCGGTGTTGGCCGCGCGCTCTGGCCGTTGTTGCAAGAACGTGGATGGACTGGTGTGCAGCGTGTACTCAACCAATTTCCGGCGTTCAACAAAGCAGAGTTCGCGAATCGTGGCACAGAGATGTGGTTCAATTTAGCACGCATGATCGAGGAATGCCTAGTGTTGCTGCCCGAGGATCCAATCTTCGACGAGCAATTAACATCACGGAAATACTCGCGGTCAAAAGTCAACGGTAAGATGATCGTTGAGTCGAAGCGCGAAATGAAAGCTGAGGGCATGCGATCACCAGATCGGGTCGATGCGTTCGTGTTGTCACTGCACGGATTAACCGTAGAAGATTTTCATGAGGAGCTTCGCAAAGGCAACAGCACGACTGTTGTACCTAGCACTCAAGCTGCTCGTGCATTAACTAGCAAAGAGCTTCTATCGAAGCCGCCGCAGCGGACTCAACGTCGGATGCGTGCGCAACAGATGGGTGAACCGATTGATCTTAACGCGATGATTGCGGAGAATAAACCGACACCGACGTTTATGTCCGTACTCACAAACTTGATACAACATGCAAGACATAACTGAAACGCAAGCTCCAAGTCCGGCTGAAACAGGCAACGATCAGCCACCGC